TGCCTACAAAGAAATTGGTATCTTCGTGTCCTTGCCGGTTCATTTGATTTGCTCGCTTTCAAGCAGTTGTAATGCTTCTAATTGTAACTGATCTTCAGGATCGCTGTCAACTTCTGGTTCTTCAAAAGTAAAATGTGTATCGAACATAGTCCGGGCATTCATAGTTTTCTTACCTTTAAATCCTCGTGTGCCCACAATCTCCATCCAATAGCCTGAATAAAATTTTATAATTTCTTCCGCGGTATGTCTGTCTGGTGCTGCAAAGATTGCTTCGATAATGTCTTCAAATTTAGCATAGTCTCCAACTGATCTACGCATCATAGCAGGATATTCACCTGCATCAAATCGACGATTGGCTTCTTGCACCGCAGTCAAATGCATCCAAACATTGTGTCCCATGAGCAATGCATATGAAAAACTATCCCAAGACGTTTTGCCCCATTTGCCGTTTTTGTTAACGTCTGGCAGTACATCATATAAAGCAGGATCTTTAAAGTTTTCTTCTGTAAGCACTACGCCTGGTTTTGTTGTGCCTGCTTTATAGATACAAATATCTTTCATGGTGAGCATGTTGCTAATAGGACTGTGTTCCCACCGTGGATAAATTCCATCTGCTACCACACCGTCTGACCATTTGCGTGTGTCTGTGGCATATTTTTTGTCATCAGCACTAGGAGCCATGCGATATGACCATTTTGAATCATGTTCAAATACATTTTCGTAATAGACCTGTCCATTAGCTGTAGCAAGGAATGGGCTGGCACAATCAAAGGAAATAGTAAAAGCCGGGTTAACGTATTTTCTAACTGCCCGTTGAATCACGGTCAGTAGCACTGCCCATTCTAACTTTGATGTTCCTAAGAAGTGCATCCAGTCATGCTTGCCCTCTTGTAACAAATTGTCATAACGCAGGGCCACTAGGCGTTTGAGTACCAAGTGAACATCGCACATGTTCTGACCGCCCATTGACCAACCATCAAAGTGTGTGTCTGGATACTTTGCAGGATCACAGTAGTCTTTCATGGTGTCATACCATTTGTCTGCGCTGCTATGATTGTCGCCTTGCAATACATTTAGAATCTTAGTGCCACCATTACGAACACCTTTACGATGCTTCATGAAGTATTCGTTGTTGAACTTAGTGGCATCTACCGCCTGTTGTAAGGCTAATTTTTTATTAGTTGTGCTAAATCCAATAATTTCTGAAACACGAGCATCGTGGATGACCCAGGTAGGAATATCAAGTGTCATGCAATAATCAGAAACATTGTCTAGCCAATTAAGAACTAACTCACGTTTTTTTTGAGCTTTAGCACAACCCGAGTTGGCTTTCCAGTCGCCTTCCCACAAGCCTTTAGCAATCTGGAAACCGCCTGAGTCTCCAAGTATAAACGTGCCAGGCTCGCGATTCCGTACCATGTCCTCTGACCAGTCTTGCTTGTTGAGATCGAGGTTAGCATGACCTCCAGAGTAGAGTGACCAACGGTACGGGAATAAAGCCTTTGTGGAATTGAGCCAGTTAAGTTGCTCCATATCCGAGAGACCCTGAGGAAATCGTGCCGGATCCACATAGTGTTCATTTCTTTGCTTGCCTATAAAGGTAGCATAGAACCCGCTGATGGCCGGAAGGAACACAGCATAGTCATTCTGCTTGGCAGTTAAGTTGTCTTGAGTCATGGCTGATAAAAGTTTACTGATTCAAATAGTTTGCAGTCTTCATGATAGTAACTGCGAAGTTTATTTAGATAGTCTGGATTGCTTGAAATTTTTTCATTGATGCGGTCTACAATATTTTGTTGCGACTCAGTAGTGAACAGTTTTGTAACTGTGGGTTTGATCTTTTGAGTGATATTAAACACATTTGTAGGATCTTGATCTGCTGTTGTGAGATTAAACGGTGTACCAGTAAACTGTTCCATCATCTTGCCAAAGTTTTTGGCCAATGTGTCATCACACCGTAACCAAGTGATCTTAGAATGATCAATTCCTTGAATAAAATTACATTGTCGGTAAGTATGGCTATCAAACACCACAGTGTCAAATATCATATTCCAATCAACGTTGTTTATATGTAATGAATGGTCCGGCGCCCATCCATAAAGATATTGTGCAAGTCCAGATACCCACCGGTTGATGGGTTCTCTGAGTATTACAATATATTGATCATTATTGAGATGCTCGGACCACTTAGAACCGTCAAAGTCTTGACAAAAAGTTTTTGTACGGTAGTTAAACAAATATCCCGGTGTATGATGCTTGGTCCAGCTACTGGCATTTTTGGGAATATTTACATATATCAAACATCTCGCCGGATCGTCTTTGACCAAACAATAGCTCTGACCAAAAGGATGCCTACCATCTGATGCAATGTATTGTGTCGACTTGCCCGTGTCTAGTATCATTACTTGCTTTGCGCTGGTAAGATATAATTGTAAACAGCGATACCACTATCAACTGTAATCTTGGCAGCACCATCATCACTAATTCGCATGACCTTGTCGCCAGTGAGCGCCAAAATGTTCATGACTTGTTGAGCAGGCCAGGACCATGCTCGTTTCAATTGACCATTTACGCCAGGGTGGAACACAAAATTACCAGCATGTGTTGAATGATCACCAAAGAAAAACTTTAAGTCCCCATTTTCAGTCTTGGCTTGTAAATGTGGTTCTTCAGCATTAGCTTGAGCTTGCATACGCAAACGCTGAATAGCCGCAACAGTTGGTTCAAATTCAAGATGCCAATTGGCGCCAGCAAACTTTGGCGTTTTAAGTTTGTCAGACACAATAGATTCGGCCATAAATCGATAATTGTTTTTAAAATCACCTGCGGCGTTTTCAAAGTTAATGCCATCGGGCTCACCACTGCTTTTTCGACTCAAACTGAGTTTGGCATTTTCTTTGTACTCTTGCAAGTTCAACAGAATTTTAACCTTGGCCAAATTTGGCATGCCAAATGTGCCAATAAAATCTGGATGCGGATTTTTTAATGCTCCATCCAACACCACACTCATGTCTTCGGCTAATCCTACTATTTTTGTAGTTTTGTCGTCGCCTACAATCTTGATCAAGTCAATGCAGCCAAGATCATGTGTGTGTTGTACTAAGTCTAATAGATAATCTCTCATTGTATATACTCCTAAGTGTTTGATTATAACAGATGTATTTAGAATTTGCAACTATTCTTGGCGAATTACTTTTGCCAGAACTTGCCCGCCACGTAAACTTTGAATTTTTCCAGGCTTACGCATTTCAAACCAAGCAATGTTACCGGTACCAGTGCATTGATTAATAATTTTGTAGCCAAGATTTTGGGCTATTGTTTGTATGCGACTGCCAGGGGTGTAGCACATCCAAGTATTTTCAACAGCACCAACACCGTACCAGGTGTCGCACTCATTGTAGGTAAACACCAATGCGCCGCCGGGCCGTAGTTTTTGATATATTTCTACAAGAAATTTTTCGATCATCTCAATAGGCTTCCAGTTAAAATAATTGTAAGCAAATACCAATCCAAATTGATTAGACGGAAGTTCTGTAAAAATTTCTGTGTCTTTCCAGTCGTTGATCACATAAGGCCTCAATCGACGTTGATATTCTTGCGTGAACGGACTTATAGCAACGTTAATCAATTCTCTATTGTGATCTATAAGATACAACGGATCCATTGGTACCATGTCTTCGATAAATGTTTCTCGCCTGGCACCCAGCACCATTCCGGGAAGTCGCCAATCAGTGTAGTTTTTTATTGTATTACGTAGACGTTCGTGATCTTCAAATTCAATAGGCAGTTTACGATTGATAAGATGTTCTACAGTTTCAAAACACATTTCTTGCTCATACCGCTTCCAACTTTCGGCGTAATACTCTGGCGCAAGTCGGTCAACGTCGTTTCTTAACTGTTGCCTAAGATCTTGAAGTGATTGATCAAATCTAGAAATAAAATGCTTGACATCTGTTAATCGTTCGTCTAACTCTCTAATTGCAGATTGGTACTGCAAGTCACGAGTTTTTACTGCGTGTAAAATATCATCTAACTTGTCAGTTATATTACCGTATGAAGGATCCATGTCAGTGCTTTCTAACATGTTTAAGTATGCAACAACTTGGCTTAGTTTCATTCGAATGAGAATAGTGATGTAAAAGTATTTTCTGTATTGGTAGCTGACGCAAGGTCCCACTCCAACACACCCAACAAGTTGTCAATCTTTTGATCCACAACAGTTGCTTCCATTTCTGAGTCGTCAAACGGCAAGTCTTTGAACCACTGTGGTAGGTGCATCTCGTCTGTGGGGTAGCCAATTGATGTCCAACCTAATGCATTTGATTTCAGCTTGCACACAATAGTTTTCATACCGTCCACAATTTGCATTGAATAGTTGTCTGAATTCATTCTACGCAAATTGTTCCAGTTGAGCGCAGCCCGCACATGTCCAGGCATGTTGGCACGACCCAGCCGTTCTTCTTCTTTGCCATACTTGGTCAAGTTGTTCACACGCTTAGGAGACCCTTTCTCCCAGCCCGGCCGCTCTTTAAACTCATACTTGAATTCTCTAATGCGTTCAATAATTTCATCACGTTGTGTACCTGCCAGTACTTTATTTAGAATTTCTAACAGGAAGTCTTGAATTACTTTGGGGGTATCACTGCGCTTCAAATCCAGGCCCATGGCCTTGGTCTTGCCAATCTTGCCATCCACATCCAGTCGCTTGCCTTCCAAGTCAATGATGTTTACAGCATAACGCTTCTTGGTAATGAACAAACTGCGATCAGCAACCAGTTCACGACCAGCTTTGATCAATTCGCCCATGTCTCTAGGACAATGAAATGCCTGTTCCATAAATGCCGGAAAGCTCTCGTTAACTTGATCAGCAATTGAGTCATACAGTTGGATGCAAGTTTCTTTTGACCATTCCATGCGCCCTTCTGCAACTTCTTTTTCCAGTATGGGCCATGCAGAGAAATAGCACGAGTCAGTGTCACCGTAAATGATGGCCTTGCCTGTGTGATCATATTCGCCTGTGATGCACTCGTTGATGTGAGCATCCATGTGCTTGGCAATTGATCGGCCTGCCAGTGTGGTTGACTGCCCAATACGCTTGTCAAAGAATCTACAGCCTGGATTCAAAATAGCACCATACAAACTGTTTAAGTTAATCTTCTTGACCAACTGACGCTTGTCCCAGAACGCAATCTCTTTGGGATCCTTGGTCTGTTTCTTTTTAGCCTGTAGTTCTTGTCGTTCACGGTACCAACGTTCCAGCAAGCCAGGAATGATACCTTTCTTCTCGTAAGTGAGAATGGTGCCATTGGCTGTAAGGATCCAAGGTTGATTTGAATCAAAGATCATGTGCCAGATTTCCATGGCCGAGTGAACTGACTCTTCGCCGCCTTCCCAGTCAATGGTAATTTCTGTGCCACGTTGCTGTTCCATTACGGCTGTGTATTCCAAACTGGCAAACAAGCCTTCCCATGCAGCCGCAAATGAGTCTCCTTTGGCCATGCGTTCTTTGATCAGTCGATCAGTCATGGTCTGACGCAATTGGCCTACCACAGTTTCTGGACCCATGTTCATGGCACGAATAGCAGATGGATATAGTGAATTAATGTCCACTGACCCAATCCACATGTGCAAGCCCTTTTTAGGATATGCCACATAAGCACCAGCGGCCTGTGTGTCATCATCAGTAAGGCGTTGCTTGCGATTGGGCACAACCATGCCACGCTCATGTGCTTCGTTGATAATGGCCTGTTCAGTCACTGCCACAGCACCCATTGTGGTTTGGAGCAACACAGTATTGGCATGTGCCAGTTCATTGGCCAGGTCCAAGAAACGCAGTTTCTTGTCCAACTTGGCAATAATCATAGTGTCTTGGCGGTTGTACTCAATGAACTTTTTAAAGTGCTGATTGTACAACTGATCCAATGTGCCTTCAAACTGTGTTTTGCGTTCGCCCAGTTCGTACTCGCCAATGGCATCCAATGAGTATGAGTGACGTTCTTCATATGTGTACTTGCGATATAACTGCATGTAGTCCATATGCACACGGCCAACCAAGTCATAAGTTTGATTCTCTGCACCAAAGCGTTCAAACATCCTTTGCTTGGGAAACTGTCCCCACAAACAAAAGCGCCGTGTGTCATCCTTACTGAGTATTCTTGTGGTACGATTCACTGTGTACGGAATGTCATAGCCTTCTGAGTTCCAACCTGTGAGCACATCTGCACCTTCAATCATATCCAAAAACATCTTGATCATGTCTTCTTCACGCTCGAACAAGATAGTGTTTTCAAACTCGCTCACCAGTTCTTGTGCTGTGTCCCAACTCAAGTGTTTGGGTGGCACAGTCAGTGTAATCATCTGATCTAACCAATCCAAGTATACGGATATAGCAGTGATAGGATTGAACGGATCTGCCACAGGTGAGAATCCACGCTCTTGGTCAAACGCAACTTCAATGTCAAAAAATGCTGTGTGTAATTCAGGAGCATCCTGGTCTTTGTAGTTTTCTTCTAAACATCTAAAGATAGGATTGATGTCAGACTCATACAACTGCTTGCCTGACTGGCTGCGAACTTCCTTGCGAAATTCTTTGTTGTTGCGCGATGAGAATCTATTTACAGGCGTGCCGTAAATACTTTGGAACTTGCCTCTAGGATCGTCATAATAGAAGATGTAGTTGGCAGGGTATTCCTTGTAGACTCGTTCGCCGTCACGGCGTTCTACTACATGTATGCGATCGTGTTCACGATCAAAAAGTGCGTCGATATAACTCATTGTTCTCCGTTTGTGGCCGGATAGGCCCTGATACATGCTCGTAATGTGAGCGACTCATAGGTATTTATAGAGTTTTACCAACAGTTTCTAAAATAGTTTCTAAAGTTTCGTGATCCTGTTTCTCTTTGCCAAATTCGGCCTTGTGTGCCAACTTGATGGCCTTCTTGAGAATAGCAGGTTTGATTTCTAACTCTTCGGCCACGGCCTTGATGGTGTCAGTAAGTCCACCGTTGAGTGTTTCGATCTCGTGAAGCACTTGCATGCCTTCGTTGATGATCTGGGTAAGTTTGAGTTTTTGTTCGCCGTTAAATGTCTTGCTCATAGAGCCTCCTAAAAAACAAGTATACAGCATACTGTTATAAATTGCAAGATTAAACTTGTTCTTGCTTGCCCCAATCTAACCGATTCCATGCTCGTTCATGAAAATAATATAATATGCTGTTGACCACTAGAGCAAAACTTACTACACCCAACCCCACTTGCCAACTACCACTTGCCAGCCAGCCTCCTATAAAATTAGTTATAGTAACCAAAATTCGCCAAGTCACTACCTTTCCCATGCTACGTATGGTTTTTTCTATCCATCGAGGTTGAAACATTTTTATCCTTTAATAAATTTATAAGTACAGTAATGAAACGAGCTGTACTTTGTGTAGACAACCCATATGATTATATAGATCAACTTGATGATTACAGCATCATGATTATAAATCCTGCAACTGTAATGGCTCGCCGAGAATACTTATTGGATGCTGCTGACTGGAGCATATTAATTACTGATTTAGGTATACAATACCGAGACGGCGGGGACTATGGCAACGAGCGAGTGTTCTGGTATACCAGTGGAACTACTGGAGACAGCAAATTTTGTAGTTTTACTCAGCAACAAATAGATTTGCGTTCTGAAACTATTTGTTGCAGTTATGACATTTCCGCCAATGACCGATATGTAAGTATCATGCCACTGTGGCATGCACACGGCCAGGGATTTTATTGGGCTACAAAACATGCCCAATGCGAAACACATTTTCTATCCATACAAAATATCAAACGTATGCCTGAATATAGTCCAACATTTATAACTGCTATACCTGATGTTTTACAGATACTGACACATGTTGATTTTACATCGTTAAGGTTTATTAGATCGGCATCGGCTGCTATGTCTGACACATTGTATCAACGTCTTGTTGACAAGTTTCGTGTGCCTGTGTGTGAAGCATTTGGTATGACGGAAGCATTGAGTCATTGTTTTACCAATCCGTTGCATGGTGAACAGCGTATGGGCACCATTGGATTGCCTGACGGAACTGATGCAAAGATAGAAGATGGTCAATTGTACATACAAGGTCCGTGTGTATTTCAACCTGGTTGGTACAACACTGGAGATCTAGCACAGCAGGATGACAAAGGTTATTACAAAATTTTGGGCCGGCATCGTGACCAAATCAACGTTCGTGGTAAAAAATTAAATCCTGAAAGTTTAGAAAAACAATTGCTTGCAGGTGTGCCAGGATTGGCACATTGTGTAATATTTGGATCAACGTTTGTAAAATGTTTGTATGCAGGCTCATGCAATTCAACTGATGTCGCACAATTTTTATTATCACTAGGACCACATTGTTGTGCTAAGTTAATTAAACAAGTGGATACAATACCGGTAAGCCCATCAGGTAAAATATCAAGAACATGGTTAGATCGAGAATACGCATGAACAAACTAATAGCATTTGGTTCTAGTCCTATTATGAAACATAATAAAACGATTATGCCATATCCACAAATCATTGCTAACCAATTGGGTCTTGCATACCATTCACAAGCCAAGCCGTTAAGTTCTAACAGCAAACTAGCAAGAAAAGTATTGAGTTATGACTGTCAAGATGCTCTGGTGCTAGTATCTTGGACCAGTACCACACGAACAGAATTTAGAACTGAACATGGGTGGACCTCTACCAATTCAACCACACACCAATCAGAGTTTGAAAAACACTGGTACCAAGGCCCAGCTCGATGGGAATATACCGGAGTAAGTATAACACTCAAAGAAATGGTATTGGTACAAAGTTTTTTAAAATCTTGCAATATTCCTTATGTGTTTTTGTTTGACAACAACGAAATAACACACAGTCAATTGTATCGACATCCTGATGAATATTTGCAATCAATTATCAAGTTAATTGATCAAAGTAAAATATTGTTATTTGAAGGGCAAGGATTTGGGCCTTGGTGTGAGTCAAAAGGATATGAGAGACAAGACGGCAATCATTTTGAACCTCGGGCACATGAACAAGCAGCAGATCTAATCAGTGCTCACTTTGGGCTATGGAGTAGCGAATTCCTTAGTCCAGGCAGCAGCCGCCCACTCGGTCCTAAGGCTGAGTTTGGTTAGCCGCCTGCGGCTTGAATTCTTCTCTGTAGAGAGTTAATTTCGCGATGCACTTGTTGTGCTTCGTAGTCTTGTGGCATCATGCGATCAGCGTATTGATAACTCATACCGCCCAGTCGTTCAAATTCAGCCTGTTTTGCTACCAATTCTTGTTTCAATGCCGCAACATCAACTACTGGATTGGTAATTTCATTCAGTCGCATTATTTTTGTTCCTGTTTCATTCTGCGATACAGTGTCATTCCGGGATCAAATTTTTTGCTCCAGGACAATGTTTCAGTGACTGCAGAAGGTTGTCCTACGGCAAAAATTTTATCTTTGGCGTACTGCATCACCGCTGGGCGATCTTTGCTGGGGACCTTGTTGATGGCAGCCAAGGCAGAATCTACAGATTGTTTTGCTGTAGTGCTTGAAGTTGTGCCCATTGAGGGCGTGTCATAATTATATGAGTATGCTGCACGTGGCGCAAATGACTGAGCGGGTTTGACTGGTTCAGGTGCTGTCGGAGCAGCCGGTGTTGCAGTTGTGGCAGAAGCAGTAGGTGTTGTTGCAAATACACCTTGACCGCGTTGTGCAGCCGCACCTCCTACAGATTGTGCTCCTGATTGAAAACCTTTGACTGCGGCTCTACCTACTCCGGTAGTTGCACCTCCGGCAACAGAACCAAGGGCGCCTGCTGTACCGCCAACTGCGTCAGATGCCGCAGTTCCAATTCCTTGTGCACCGGTTTGTACACCTTTTTTAACGTCACCATATACGCCTTTGGTTACGTCAGCCACTTTTGACAAACCACGCTTGGCAGCACCGTATGTTGCTGCCACAGGCTTGGCAATCAGTTGTTTACCAACTTCTTTGGCAGCACCACCAAGAGCACTGGCTGCACCACCGACAGCAGCACCTGTATCAGCAACATTTTTTGTAAAGTCTTGTGCGCCTTTTTGAAATCCTGCTGCTTTCTTTTGAATGCCTTTCCAGTCAATCTCATCCAATTGATTAGTTTCGTAAATTATAATGTCGTTTATATTCATAACACTTATCTTTCTTCTATGTAATCTTGACTGAGATCTTGTTCAGGCCGATTGCGCTGTCTATGAGCGCGGAACAAGTCAACTGCTATACCTGCTTCGTCAGATGTTCGGAATCTACTAGGCAGGCTACGACCACGATGGTGTATACCATACCCCACAGTATCATCCCCGTGTATTTCAAACACAGCACCATCATCCAGTTCCATGACTTTGATGGGCTGTTGTGGCTGTGCAGCGGCAGTGTTAATTTGAGACTCAACATCATGCACTGTGCCGGGATCGGTTAACTCATAATCGTTTTCTTCAACTTCGTGACGATCAACTGCATCAAGAGCTTTGTCTTTGAGTTCACGATCAACTCTAACTTTCTTTTCTAATTGATCAAGATACTGAGTCAAGTCTTTTTTAACTTTGCTCAACATATCTTCTTCAACTTCTTGCATGGCTTCTTCTAACGCACTCTTTTCTGGTTCAACTGAATCGCCAACTAGTTCTTTGTGCATGGGGTGTTGCGGATCAGTCTTGCTGCCCAGTACTCGGATGCCATGTGGCTTGAACAATGCCGGCAGTTGGTGCACTGATTTTTGTTGAGAGTTTAATCCATGTTTGACATTGACTGGCGTGGTACCTTCTACCACAGCCAATCGGTCTAGTATTGATCTAATGTCGTTGCTCATGCTCTTTCGTCTTTCAAGAAACTTCTCAGCATCCAGCCGTGCTTTTGTTGAGCATCAATGCGTTCAGCTATAAAATTAGCAATGCCTTGCTGATTTTCACTTTCAGCAATGGCAAAACATTTATTAAGAAGTTCTAACAGTTGGTCGTTGTTGGCCAACAGTTCTTCAATCATGAGTCGAGCACGAGGTATCTTGGTCTGGCCCTTGATTTCTGACAGTTCAGCAAAACGTTCAAAACTGCCAGGGGAATAGTCGCCTAATGCGCGAATGTATTCAGCGGTTCGGTCTATTGATCCGTTATAGACTTCTTCGTACAAGTTTCCAAAAAACTCATGCAATTGAGCAAAGTCCGGGCCTTCCACGTTCCAGTGAAACAGCTGGGCTTTGATGCTAAAAGCATACTCAGTTGCCAGGAGAGTTTTTAAAGCGTCCGCTAACATGTTTATTCCTTTTGTATTCCTTGGGTGTGTTCGGTGTAGGATCAGAACCCGTTACATATTTACCTGTCAACATAGATCCGCCTGATCTTGATTGCATGCCCAATGCTGATTCCACAGGTGCAATAGACCCTGCACTAGTGCTGCCCACTGACGCATTTTCCATGATTTCTTTTATTCTCATGATGATGGTATTTCCAATGTTGTCTGATCTTCGTGTATTGCGGCATTTTTAGTAGCCACACGCATATTTCTTATTTTTAATTTACTGTTGGTAGGCTCAAGTAATTCGTATCTGATTTTGTATAAACCTGGACCAGCCTCAATGGCTATCACTTCTTCCAAATAGTAATCTTTACCGTTCCAGATCCATGATCTTTCTGTAAACAACTCGTCGTTGACATACAATCTATAGCGGGTGTCACTGCCATCCCATTTGCAATAAACATCACACTGAACTTGAACTGATTTAGTCTGCATTAGATATTTAGTCAAATATACAGCTATAAATATCACAATGTTAAAACTATCAGAAATTCGTCAATTACATATTGAATTGACCACAAGATGCAATGCTAGATGCCCTATGTGCATGCGAAACTACAGGGGGTCCGATTTTAATTCTGGATACCCTTTGTGTGAACTATCATTGGCAGATTTCAAACACATTGTTACTCCTGAGTTACTAGCACAGTTAATTCAACCCGACGCGCCGGTTAATGGTCGGGTACCAACAATATTTGGATTTCGCGGAATCACATTCAATGGTAATCTTGGCGATTTTGCGTCAGCTCGCGATGCATTGGAAATTGTTGAGTATATTGCCAAACATAATGTGCCAGTCCACATCAATACCAATGGCAGTTTACGCAGCACAGAATGGTGGTGCAGATTGGCGTTGCCTGGTGTAACTGTGGGATTCGCATTGGATGGCCTAGCCGATACTCATAGACTCTATCGACAAGATACAGATTGGCATAGAATTATAGAACATGCACAAGCATTGATTCGAGCAGGTGGCCGGGCTGTATGGAGGTTTGTGCCGTTTGATCACAATCGTCATCAAGAACAGTCTTGTAGACAAATGGCTCAGGACCTGGGATTTGTTGATTTTGAAAATATCTACGACGGTCGCGACAATGGGCCAGTGTACACTAGAACTGGTAAATTTAGTCATACCATTGGTCCCACACAGCCGGGTGAAGCAGCACCCATTGAAGCGTTAATTGAAAATCATGTCACATGGTATGATGCAAAAACTTTCCGTTCACATAAAGATGTGCAAAATTTGTCAATGGATTGCTTGCACAAGAAAAATCAAGAAATATACATTGCAGCTGATGGGTCTGTGTATCCTTGCTGTTACTTAGGGTTTTATCCACAAACTATGAGTCATCCGGGAAACAAAGAATTAGCACCAATGGTAAAAGAAAACAATGCACTTGAGTATTCATTGGAACATTGTTTAGCATGGTTTGAAAGTATAGAACAAGCATGGAATCATTCTAGCATTGCCGAAGGCAGACCATATCAATGTGTTAACACCTGTGGAAAACCAACTGCTGTTGTTGCAACTTCATAATTAATGATATGACCAGCGCAAAAATTTTATACCTAGCACGATATCGTGTACCTCATGCTATCATGAGCCTGCAACCAGAGTTTACCCGACACCTCATTGGTGTGGACAGAACTTGCATTGCCAGTCCTGTTCCCAAAGATGAACTTTGGGCAGTATTTGAAAAGCACGGCATAGACACCACAAAGTTTGACTATGCTCCTGATAGTGAAATTTACAGACTGTACCCCGAAGTCAACAACTGGGTATTCGACGGCGACTACAGAACATACTGGTTGCGTCAACAGGCCCTAAAGTTTGCATTTTTAGACTACCTTGATTATGATCTCATGATCATGCATGATTGTGATTGCTTGTTGATCAAAGACTATGAGCCCATTAAAGATGGCAAGCTCAATTTTATGGTGCTGGAAAACGAACGTCACAGCTGGGGTTACTATGAAAGCATCAAGAATGCACTAGGATTTGAACGACTAACCCCACATTGTTTTATCAGTGAGTTTGTGCCTGTGTTGAAAAAAGATTTTAACGACCTAGTAAAATTTCTTGAAACTACCCATAAGAAAAAATGGTTAGATGCCATGATTGACTCATGCCCGCCAGAGCCTACTGTGCCACCTTGGGGCAATGGTGAGCTGATTCGGTGGTTCAGCGAGTATGAATTTATTGGTAACTGGGCCATGAGTCGTCAGGATATTACCATGGAATTCCAGCGTAGATATCACTATGACGACATGGAAAAAATTGGTGATTTTGATCCCACTTACCATACTGCTGTGTGTGACGCAGTACCAGACCTAAGTCGCAGTTTACAGTTTGACTGGGACCGATTGGAAATTCCAAAATTTGAATACTACATGGACAAAATTCGTGCTCGACTCGATCAAAAAACTTAAAGTTTACTCACCAGGCATGCAGGCCAGGGATTGGGGATTCGATACTGATCAAGTGGTAGATTACTACACTGCCTTGATGCAGCCTTACACTGTGGCCGTGCTGCCAGTTTACTATGACAATCCTGAAGAATTCTCATGGTTGCCAGAGTATGAGCTTATGGATCCAAGTCTTTTTGATTTGGTTTTGTTTGTCGATATAGAATTCCGCCCGCAACAACAACTGTTAAACTGGTTACAAACTAAACACATTAGCCGTTGGCTGTTGCTCATTGGTGGTCTAACTCACAACGAATATTTGCATCCTCGAGTTGTTTACCGTCCAGGTTGGGCATTGAATTTTATGGAGTGGAATCAGCAGCGTGATGATTTTCCTCTTGAACGACCGTTTTTGTTCGACTGCTTGTGCGGTGCTAGACGCACACATAGAGAATATGTGATGTTGTCCATGCTTGAGAGTGGCCTTCTTGATCAGTCCATTGTGACTTACAGAGACATTTTCAAAGGTGGAGATTGTGTGGATACACCACCTCATGTGCAGGCACAATTTCCTGATCTAACAGTGCCTTGGCCCTATGTTAGTCCCAATCTCAATCCTGATTGGGAAGTTTCTGATCATCTAGACTATAGTATCAGTGGTATTGTGCCTTGGGAAATCTATAATCGCACTTACTTCACAATTCTTGTAGAAACACTAGGCTACGGCAACACATTCTTGGCAGCTGAAAAAATTGGTAAGTGTTTGTTTGCTCGTAGATTATTTGTGCATTTTGGTGCACCGTATTTTTTGCATTATCTTCGCAGCCTGGGGTTTGAAACTTTTGACAGTGTGTTAGACGAAAGTTATGACTTACAAATTCAAGATATTAAACGTTGGCACAGTGCCTTTGACCAGGTCAAATGGTTAAGCAAGCAAAATCCCCAACATTTGTTAGCCAAAGTCAAACCCATATTAGATCACAATCATGACCGATTGCACAGACTTAAATCCAGTAAAACACAAGAAATGCACAGAGCCATTGATCGATGCTTAGAAGAGCTGAGTTGCTTGCCTGCTATCACGCAAACGATTTAAGCCAGTGCTGATAGAAGTTTTCAGCAATGATTTCTTGTCCAGCAGCACTTGAGTGATAGCCAGGATCTTCACCTCGAAACGGATTGTTACCACATATAGACTGTGGTGAACACGCAACATCCAAATTAATGTAGTGATCAGGCACAAGAGCGGGAAATGCTTCGCGCCACTGATTGACATTGGCAGGATCAAAGGGCCATAACAAATTTGGCAACACCAAAAACTTAATGTTATCCAAGAACATAGTGATCACACCTTCACGGATCATCCACTCATCCTGTTGCTTTTTCCAAGCATTATCATAGATTGAGTCAATCCAATGGCGCACACCATTTTGCGCCTGTTTGGTAATTCGGCCCATTCTATATGGATGTTCAAAGTTTTCTGCTAGAGTAAAGATTGTTTCGCAAATCATGTTTGACTGCTCTCGACCATAGTTTACATTGCGTATACCATCTTCTCTACGATAGCCATTGCCCAGTTTTCTATTTTGTAGGTGTCGTTCTAGCGGCGGATTTTCACCAGCACTAGGTGCTTGAGTCCAATCGTATGGCACAGAGTTTGCAGGTATTTCCATTCTGTCCCAAAAGGTAGGACCAATCACAGCAAAGTCTGGACGCTGTCTGCGGATCTCATCCATCTGTATGCGAATGCCACCGTTGCTACAACCTTGGCGTGCTAGGTTGACCAGTTCCCAGTTGCCCAGTTTTTCTGCTAACCGTTCACTCCAAGCAGTACCTGGCAAAGTTTGACTCACGGCTGAAAACGAGCAGCCTGCTACCATTAATTTCATTGTGTTTCCTTGTAATCGTTTTGATGTGTT